CTGAAGACTATACCCCGCCGATGGGTTGGCGTTGGCACTGGCTATTACTCCGTTTCCGATTTGAAGTGTGGAAGATGAAAACCTTCCGCTTGTTTAAGAAGCCATTATTTCTTAAATGATTTTTGACGCGGCGGGCGAATAGCCCCGGTAGCCGCGATAATCATGCCAGGAGAGTCTTCCTGCGGGAGTGCCTGGCTTAATATTAAACAGGGAGACCTGATAAAATATGGGCAAACGTAGGAAAGTTAGATCACAAATTTTTCATGGGGTGCGTTACCACATTGATGTAGATTTAACTTACGTGGGTTGGTGTGATAATCCGCACAAAAAAGATAATGGTAATGAATATCCCGCCATACGACTTCCTGGTGGACTACCCTTTGGCAACAACCCAGGTGCGAAAAGTGGTTTACAAATTCTTCTACATGAATGTGGGCACGCTCAGAATTATAGAAAGTCAGAAAAAGTGATCGACAGAGAAGCTGCTGAGTTGGCCGATTTGTTGTGGCGGCTTGGTTACAGACGAACTAAAAAATAATTGGAGAAAAGACAATGGGCGACACTTATCTAAGTGACAATGCAGGCAACCGGGTACCTCCAGGCGTAGCATCTGGCGACCCCGTTCCTGCTTCGGGAATTAAAATCACCGATGCGGCGGCTGGTGCAGATCATACCGAGACAGTAGAGGCTGGTGCCACGTATCAGATTATGGTAGACGCCACTACAAACGGAGCATTCTTGTTTGGAATCGCAACCACTGCTACAGCAGCGAACGTACTCTGGTTTATGCCGCCTCTTACTGTACGTGTCATTACGATACCTTCAGGTATTACTTCACTACATTACCAGTCATTAGCAAGTGGTGGTTCTGCTTATCTCGTTAAGATGAAACCGTAATTATGAAGGTTCTCAGAAATGAAGATCGGGATGAAAGACTCGAAGAAGCCGAAAAAGAATTCACCGACGAATATGAAGCAAGCATTGGAGATTCTCGATGACCAAAGGTTACTCATTCTGTATCTGAATTATGACGTAGAAGCTACGAGGCGTGAACGAGATTACTGGAAGTATAAAGCAGGAGGGTGAATAATGTGGGACTGGATTATACTATTTGCATTGATTGCCACTGGAGTTGTTGATCTTTATCTGGTATCCAAAAAGAAAAAGACTCTTAGCCAGCGATATCATAAATTGTTTCCGCAACGAATTGATAATATCATATTGATAGCGTCAGCAATCGCGGTTGGGTGGTTTGCACCGAATGCAAGACTCGTGTTCTATTTGTTTGGCGTAGTCGCAGGGCATCTTTTCTGGAGAGAAGGCGGTTAAATGTGAGTAGAAGACATTGGAAGCCACATGGTAAACCGCAAAGAGGTCGATATAAATATCGCAAGAATAAAGAAGAATATGCCAAAACAAAAGGACAATTCGATCACTGTACAGAAGAAAGCACTATGGAAAATTTTCTCCATGTTCATTCGGATGCGGGATTGTCTCGAAGCGACGGGCACACTTGACAATGGCCGCTGTTGTACTTGTGGTAAATCGTACACGATCAAGAAATTACAGGCCGGGCATTTTATACCTGGCCGCATGGACAGCATCTTATTTGAGCCGACTTGTGTTCACTCCCAATGTTACCGATGTAATGTAAGGCGTAGTGGTGAGTGGGTAAAGTATTACCGATTCATGCAAAAGAAATATGGGCAGGCACAGATCGATTACTTGATGGAATTGAGTGAACAGGTCAGGGTGATAGATGAAGAGTGGGTCGCATCCACAGCTATTTACTATCTGGCGAAGATAGATGAACTGAGGGAAGTATATGCAAAAACCCAACGAGGGGCCGAAGCCACCGCCAAAGCCTGAAAAGAGAATAATCCCCCAAGCTCCTAAAGCTCCGACAATCGGCGACAAAGCTCACGCTGGCCGATTGTTATCGGAGTTTTTACGTCGTATTGCACAGGAGAAAACGGAGTTCGTCAAAGATGACGATGGTGATGATAGAATGGTGTCGAAGGCTGAAGCGATGGCTCGTACTATGTTCAAAATAGCATTGGGCTATGAAGAAACGATTATCAAATCAGGTAAATCGGGTGAAGCGATTGAAACAACTAAAGTAGTCAAGCCGAGTGCTGGTATGATCGCTTTGATCTATGACCGCATGGAAGGTCGTGCCGCTCCTACGAATCTGAATGAAGATAAGAAACGTACTTTGCCGAAGAAGGTGTCGGCTGAAAATAAGAAACGGCTGAATGAGTTAGCTCAAGGTGGAAACCATACTAACTGAACTTCTTAAACCTACTTTGAAGCAGCCATTTCCATTAGGTAATAGGTACTGGACCGATCCGAAAACGGGCTTGGTGGTCCCTAAATGGTTGGATGAGAATATCGCTTGGAAAGAGAAACTGCTACTTGAGGCGGAGCATGATACGATCTTGCAGAACGATCTGCTTGCTGCTTGTGCAGAATCATTGCTCTTCTTTACGAACGCCTTTGTATGGACCTATCATCAATTTGATGTTGATCCGATTACCGGCGAAAGAATAGAATCTCTAAGTCCGCATGTACCATTTATAACCTGGGAAATCCAAGATGATCTTTTTAACAGGTTTGAATATCATCTGGCTAAGGCGTTGGATATCCTTATCTCGAAGTGTAGAGATATGGGAGCGTCGTGGGCCTGCATTATATTTCTGCATTGGCTGTGGCTGTTTCATCCGAAAGGCCCGCAGTTATTGGAAATGTCGCGTACTCGTGAATACGTGGATCAGACCGGGAATCACAAGGCGTTATTTCAGAAGCACGACAAGATAAATGAATGGCTTCCTGAATGGATGCTTCCGCCTGATTGTTTGCCTAATGATAAACATCGAACTAAAATGCACATGCACAACGTATTAACCGGGGCCACGATAGATGGCGAATCAACTACGAAACACGCCGGTTCTGGTGATAGGCGTTTGATCGCATTACTTGATGAGTTTTCTAAAGTAGAATTTGGTAATGAAATGAGATCGGCAACAAGAGACGTGGCGTTGATGAGGATTGTCAACTCTACTCCTGCTGGTGCCGGAACTGAATACAGCCGATGGAAACGATCCGGTCAGATTAAGATTTTCCATCTTCCGTTTTGGTCGCACCCTGAAAAAGGTGCTGGGCGTAAGGTCGTTGAAAAGGATGGCGGCGGCTGGGAGATTACTTCTCCGTGGTTTGAGATTGAAAAGTCAGTACGTAGCCCGAAAGAACTTGCCCAGGAAGTCTTAGCACAAGACATTGAATCTGGCGACATGTTTTTTACCGGCCCCAACTTTGAAAAGCATAAAGCTATGTTCGCTTGCGAGCCTTTGTCTCGTTACACAATCGATTTGAAATCGAATATAGCAAACGAAGAAGTTCGTAATTTTATTCGGCAGCGTGATTATAATTGTGTTGACATCCGGCGTAGCAATAAGGGCGAATTCAGGGTATGGACGCATTTGATGCTTGGAAGGCCCGATCAGTCGAAGTCATATCGACTGGGTGTTGATGTAAGTAAAGGTCAAGGAGCATCGAATTCCGTAATCTCGGTGAAGTGCAGAGAAACGGGAGAAAAGATCGCGGAATGGCGTGGTGCAAATACACCACCGTATGAATTGGCTCGTGTAGCAGTTGCTGTCGCTATATGGTGTGGCGGCAAGCTGCCCCAACGTCTTCCGCTTATGAAATGGGAAATGAACGGCCCAGGCTGGGACTTCGGGCGTATGATGGTGATGATATTCGAGTACCCCTTCTACTATAAAAAAGTAGTAAGTGGGCAGACGACAAATACAGAAACGAAGAAGTATGGTTGGCATTCTGATCCGACTTCAAAGAATGAACTGCTTATGCTGTATGATAGGGTCATGGCTCATGGTGGTTTTATAAATCACAGTGAGTTCGCATTAGAAGAAGCTATGTATTATATCCATTTTCCTGATGGATACATAGGACCGGCAGAATTAGTGCAAGAGAATTCATCGGCAAGGAAGACGCATGGTGACTGTGTTATAGCTGACGCACTTACATTAGAAGAAGGTAAGACGACTATTCTTACTTCAAAACCAGGTAAGATAGAACCGCCTGTAGGGTCAACCGGCCACCGAATGAAGATGGCTCTTAGAAAAAAACGCATGGGTGATAAGAAGTCGTGGAAACAGAAATATGATTTTCGGACGGATATGCTATGATAGAACACGTTACACCGCAAAAAGTTCAGCAAGTTGTTAAACGTGGCTTCGAGCGTATGCAAGTTTATCGGCGTGCAAGGGCTATGTTTGTAAAAGAGTTCGTCGGGCAGTACTACTCCGAACATTACGGAATGACTGGAGATAGGCCGATTAACCTTATCTTTTCTGTTATACGTGCTATGGTCCCAGCTATCGTGAGTAAGAATCCTGTGAATGAGGTATCTACTGCTCATTTACAATTCAAAGATTATGCTGAAATGCAGTCGATGGGCCTGGACACGATACAACGGCGTCTCAAACTTAAAGCAACTCTGCGAGCTTGGGTAGTATCGGCGATGTTTAGCATGGGCATTATAAAGACTGGTATCGCTGCCGCTGGTAATTGTATACTAATCGATGACCAACTTATTGATCCTGGTGAAATTTACGTTTCGCTGGTTGATCTTGACGATTTTGTAATCGATCCGCTTTGCAAGAGTCTTGCAGAGTCTTCCTTCTTTGGCGACCGAACAAGCGTGCCCCGTCAGTTTCTATTGGATTATGACCTTTACGACCATGATCTTGTCACAAAATTACCGTCCTCAACGATGACGCGGGGCGGTGAAAAAGCGACAGCCGAATTGTCGCGGCAGTTCCAGGGTGCCTTCGACATGAAGGATTTACAGGATATGGTAAACGTGGTTGAGTTATGGATACCAGGAGCTAACGCACTGGTTACTATACCTGATCCGCGTGAGATAACTTTTGATAAGTATATAGGCGTCACGGATTATTATGGGCCGAAGAGAGGGCCATACAGTTTCTTGAGTTTTACTCCTCCGGTTGATTCTAACCCTATGCCGATTGCTCCGGTTAGTTTGTACTTTGATCTTCATCGTGCACTTAATCGAACTATGGTCAAAACGCTTGAGCAATCCGATTCCCAGCGTAACATCATGCTCTACAAACCATCACATGCTGACGTGGCCCAGGACATACTTGAAGCGGATAATAATGAAGCCGTTGCTACCGATGACCCCAAAGCGGTGCAGGTTGTATCTTTTGACGGGCAGGCACAGAGCAATGTCCAGATGCTGCAACAATTGCAGGTGTGGGGCAATTATATGTCTGGTAATCCTGACCAGATAGCGGGTGTAAAAAGTGACGCCGAGACTGCAACACAGGCTAATATACTACAGGGCAATGCGATGATTTCTATTGAGGATGCGAGAGATATCCTCTATGATGGTACGTCTGAGATCAGTGAAAATTGTGCATGGTATATGCGATATGACCCGCTGTTGAATATCACCGTTGCTCGTAGAAAACCTGGCATGGAAGTGGAGGAGGTAACGATCACGCCTGAACAGGTGCGTGGAGAACCTGAAGATTTTATTTTTAAGATCAGGCCGAAATCTATGTCGAGGCTTGATCCGACTATACGCTCTAAGCGTTTGATGGAGTTCCTTACTAATGCACTTCCTGCGTTGACCAATACTGCGATGATGATGATGCAGCTTGGGATACCATTTAATCTTCAGAAGGTCATCACCATCACCGCAAACGAACTTGATATCGGTGACGACATGCAAGAGATTTTCTACGATCCTGAATTCCAACAAAAACTTGAGGTATACCTGACGATGAAAACAATGGGGGGCGGCGGTGCAGGTGCCGGGTCTACCGGCTCAACACGTAAGGCTGGTCCACAAAGTTCTCAGGGCACCATGCAGAATAATGGGTTTTCAATGAAACGTGATATTACTTCAGTCGCAGCCGATGCTAATTCTGCGGCTCAAGGTGGTGCTCCACAAGCAAATCAAGGGGGTGGTTACTAATGCCGAATAAAAGAGAACGAACAAAAGCAGAAAAAGAGAAATCTCGGATGGCCGCGATGCGGAGATTGGCCGCTTATCAAAAGTCTTTGACGCGACCGGCTAAGAGAAAACCCGTGAAGAAAGTGAAAGAATCTTTACTGTCAAAAGTGAAAAAGCGATTGGGGAAATTATTTAGCGGTAGCAAATATAGTACTTCCAGGACGAGACAGACACAAGAACAGTTAAAAGCGGCGAAGGTTGATATAAAGTCTGACCTGGAAAAAGCTAAAGGCAAAAAGAAAAATAATCCGCATAAAAAGTCTGGAGGATATTAACATGGCGGTTCATAAGTTTGTTTGCAACAAGTGTGGCATATCAATCGAGGACAACACCTCCAAAGGAATTCACAAGTGCCCCGATTGTGGTGAAGATATGTGGTGGGACTGCCGGAACGTAGGCATACGGGAGGGCGATTATAGCCACACGTCCGCGTCTTTGGCGATTAACCCTTGTCAAACAAAAGTCCACAGGAAACTATTTCCAGGTATCGACGTATTACCTGATGGGCAATTGCATTTTGATTCAGTTAAGAAGCAGAGTGACTATGGAAAGAAGACTGGCTTCGAGAAGATGCCACAGAAAATCAGAAAGAAAGGCGTTCAAATAGCTTAACCAATTACCGACAATAGCTACGGGCGATTATGCCCCTAACCCTAATGAGAGGTAAGATTATGCCAGATCAAGTAAAAACAGAGGACGAAGCGAAACAAGATGTAGCAACAGCAAAGGCAGAAGAGACCCTTATAGAGGAAACTCAAAAGAGACTCGACATTCTCAATGGTGTTACATCGAGTGACGAAGAGGACGACGACACGGATGACGATAAGCAGGCAGAGGATGACAAAGGCGACGACGATTCTACCCCTGACAAAGACGACGATGAAGAGGACGACGATGAAGAGGACGACGACGAACAGGCAGAAGAAGACGACGACGATGACGACTCTACCCCTGAGAAAGACAAGGATGAGACGGGAGACAAGGATGACTCCAAGAATAAACCCGACTCTGATGAAGAGGAAGTAACGCTGAACGATGCATATTATCGTGCGGCAATTTCTCAGGAATGGACACCTGATGAAATAAAGGATTTTTTCGAGGCCGACCCGGAATTGGCGATCAAGACTTTCGCTAAGATTCATGCGTCAACGAACAAGATTTCAAGTGAGTTTGCACGACTTGGGCGGGTGCAGCCAGCAAAGAGGCAGGAAGCTAAAACCGCAATCGAGGCTAATAAAGCAAAGGCTGACGATGGGATTGATCTTGCCGCTTTGAAGGAACAATACGGCGAGGATAGTGCGGTGGTTAAGGCTTTTACTGTTATGCAGACGAAGCTCGACACTGCCAGGGAAGCAATGCCCGATAAACAGGAACAGCAGCAAGAAGAAATCGATCCGATTATTCTCGGCAGAATTGAGAAATTCTGGGTTGATCCTGCTATGAAACCTTATGCCGAATTTTATGGCGAAGGTAAGGACGAGGCGAAGCTCACTATCGGCCAGTCTGATAATCGGTACAAAGTGCTGGAAACAGCCGACAGCATTGTACTCGGTTGTCAAACACAAGGACGGAAGATCACACTCGAACAGGCTTTGGAGTCTGCCCATTTACTGGTTAGCGAATCAGTACGTGAGAGTGCCATTCGTAAAGAACTGACAACGAAGATTAAGAAACGTGCGAAAGGTGTATCGCTCAAGCCTTCCAAGTCAAAGAAGGCACCTGAGCCGAAGGACAAGAAGCTTGACGAGAAGGGGCTGATAGACGTAACAGCCATTAGATTACAAAAAACTTTTAAGACATAATTTGAGAGGGAAATAAATGGGAGTTAAAAACGCAGATTTAGCTGACCTTATCGCAACCACGATCAATGATTTGCCACAGCAAACATTCGAGGTCGGGTGGGATAACCAGGACTATGAATTTTGCAGAATCTACCAGAACGAGCGAATGGTGATTGACGGCGGTACTCAGATCGAGCGGAAGGTCATGCTTGACAATACCGGAAATGCCCGGTATCGTCGGTCGTTTGATACCGATAATCCCACTGTCGGCGACGTGATCCATACGATCAAGGTTCCGTGGACTCAGATCGGAACGAACTACTCGTGGGAGAAATTCGAGATTCTTCAGCAGAAGAATTCGGCTAAGGGCTTCATCAGTCTGATGAAGGTGCGGCGTGTTGATGGCCTCTGGGCACTCGCCAATCTTATCGAAGACCGAGCCTGGAAGACTCCGACGAGTGCTTCGGATGATCTGTATCCGAATGGTGTACCGTATTATCTGAAAGTGAAAAATGCCGCTGGTAGCGTCAACACGACTTCTGGTTTTGTCGGTGCGACGATCACATATCAGGATGCTTCGACTGGCACGAGTTGTTCCGGTATCGACGCGGCTGCGGAAACCAAATGGCGTAACTACGCCGCTTTGTATACGGAGATCAACAACAGCCTGCTCCGGGCGTTCCGGCTGGCTTTCATGTACACCAAATTCAAAGCTCCGCTGTTCATCAAAGACCCACAGGACAAGCGGACTGCTGCGAAGCGTGTGTACACTGATTTCGACACTGTTGCCCGGCTTCAGGATTTGGCCGATCAGCGTGACGACAAGCACAGCGGCAAGGATGTCCTCGGTAACATCAAGATGGACGACACTGGTCTGGTGTTTCTCAACCGGCTTCCCGTTGTCCCGATTTCGGAACTGAACGGTGCCGCATATACGCCGATTTACTGCATGGACTTTGCGAAGTTCATCCCCTACGTCCACGAAGGTTACTGGATGGAAGAGGGCGAACCCATGACTGACCGGCAGCAGCATACCACGTTCACCGTCTTCCTGGACGGGGCACATAATAACCTGTGCCTGAACTTGCGTACCGCTGGTTTCGTTATGCACAAGGCTGCATAATCCGGCTGACGGATAACAAAGCAAACACGAATTAAAAAGTTTGGAGAAAAAGTATGAGCAAAGGAAGAGCGATTGTTAAACACATTGGCAGAGAAGGGTCTGTTGGCTATGAAACTGCCGGACAGTATGATTTTCTCTATGAAGCCTCAGCCATTAAGCATCCGGACTACGATATCGGTGATCGCGTGGCTCTGGCTGATGGTAGGGTGTATCGCTATGCACTGGCGAGTAACACCATCACAACAAATATGGGTACCGCGAGTGCGACTACACTAATCGGCGTCTTTGAGCATTTTAACGCTGCGAATATAGTCGGGGAGAAATCTTTTGAGATTGACAACACGCGGTCCAGCGACTACACAAAGGATCAGCTAAAGGGTGGGTACGCACTTATCCATAACGCTGATAATTCTGTAATGAAATCTGTCGGCATCATCGGAAACGATGCGACTGATTCTGATGGTAACACGGTTATCTACATGGAC